CCTAAACCTTGGCTCATAGCTAAAATATAAGGGTCGCTTCTATTTTTACCTTTAGCCTCTCTTTCATTGGCCTTTTCAGTATCCCAATCTACACATCTAATCATACGTATTGTTTAACCTTTTTCCAATAAACACCATTTTTTATTTCTTCTAAATTATAATGACAGTCGCCTAGTTTATTTAAAAAGGTTTCTCTATCTATGTCTAAATTAGGATTTTCTATTGTTGATAAATCACCAGCATTCATAGGATATAGATAACTTGTAGGGTGTTCTACATATAATGGTTTACCTTCAATAACAGCAGGCGCTCCAGCTGATGAAGTAAATACAACAACAGCATAACACTTTCTAATTTGTTCTATTAATATAGGGTAGTGACCCTCTGGATTTTGTAATTCTACATTTATATTTTCTTTAACTAAACTTTTTAATCTTGTTGTATCTAAATTATAACTTGGATAACCTCTAGCGTGATGTTGTCTAATAATAATAGGTCTATCAGTATATTTTCTGATCTTTCTAACTGTTCTTTCTGCCCATTCAGCAGCATTTACACCAAGGCCTGAATAACCACCACTACCTCTATTACAACATAATATAATCTTGTCGCCTGATTTATTATAGTCTTTTAATTGTATTTGTAATCTTTGCATCATATTTTGCCATCTTTTAGGATCAGGATTTTCATTGAAGTATTTTGCTTTATCTGAATAAACATTTGAGTACGGTATTCTTACAAAATTATTGTGAGGGTGACTTTTTGTTTTTTCATAACTTACAAATATATTGCCATCATAAAACCATATTGAACCATCACCTTTATGTTTATCCCAAATATCACATCTTAATTTTAAACCAGGTCTTATTTTAGTTTCTTTTAATCTTTGATAGTTAAAACAAAGAGCGTGAGTTGAGTTAGTTAAATCTAAACTATTATGTTCTACAACTTCCCAACCATCAATATCTGTTCTTACACCTTGAGCAAAGGCTTTCATTAATTCATTTTTAAAACCACCTGAAGTAGTTTGCATATAAACAGCAAGTTTTTTCATTACATATCAGTCTTTGTAGTTTCTTTAAATGTATCAAACCATTCTTCACTATAATGACAATCTTTATAATTTTTAAAATAAGGACCACCTTCGGTATAGTGAACAAGTTTAGCGTGAGTGTTGTATTCATATTCGCCAACTAAATGATTCCATTCTACATCAATATGACCAATCAAGTCTTCACTTTCTAACCATTTAAATTGATGAAGTTCTAAACCACTAGCACTATTAACATAATCTGGTGTTAATGCCGTACATTTGGCATTATTAAATATCATCATACTTGACCAGTTCTTTTTAGGATAAGGTGTTTGTGGTTGATTCATAAACTTAATTGTACTAGTAGGTGTATAATCGTGTTGTACACATTGAACGGCATATTTGGTAGTTCTTTGTCGCCATAATAAAGATATATCGGCACGAGCCAACATATCACAATCCATAAAGATAGCGTGACCAGAATAATTACAAAGATAAGGTACTAAAAACCTACTAAAAGCAAATTCAGTAGATTGTATTGGTAATCTTTCTCTTACAAATACATCTTTTATATTCTGTAATCGTATTGGTGTAATGGCTATAGGTTGTGTAGAGTGTTTAAGTAAACTATGACTTAATACACTAAACGCCACCTTTTCATTATCATCATATCCTATAAAAACTCGGATCATATTCCCTCTACTAAAAATGATTCTGTTGTATGTGCTGTATTTGTTTCAGTTGTAATTTCTTTATTGACGTGGTGACCTTGACTTTCTCTTTCAATATCATTATGGTCAAATTCTGCCCAATACAATTCAAAAGCAACACCGTCTTCTAATCCAATAAACTCGTGGAACAGTCCAGGTTTAACTCTTGTAAAATCACCTGCATTTAATATTGTTTCGTCAATAAGGCCTTCTTGTTTACCCTCTTGCCATACTCTAACCATCATCTTGCCTGATTCAACATAAAAACCATTCCATTTATATTTGTGTTTATGTTTAGAACAAGCAACATTTTTTTTATATTCTATTCTATGAAACTCTAATACGCCATTAGCGTGTATTAATTCTGTTTTACCCCAAATTTTTCCTGCCTTCATTTTAACATTACTCCTGTATCTTTTGTGGGATCTTTATCCAATTGTTTTATATCACTCACTTTGTATTGTGGGAATCTTTCTGCTATGTCTTCACCCGTTTCTGAATAAACGTGAGTGTTAATAGTTCTATCTTTCATTTCTAATTGAAAACTGTATGCCTTCATTTTAACATCACTCCTGTATCTTTTCTTTTTTTACCTTTTAAATGACTACAATATTCAGCCATATAAGTATCTGGCCAAGGATTACCTACTTTATTTACTTTAGGAGCTAAATTATGTGTCTTAACACCTTGTAAATATTTTTTTCGTACACAATCCCAAACATAACTATCGTGCCATTCTCGTTCTTTAAATAATAAATCTTTTGTGTAATATCTTCTTAAATTATATATAAAGTCTCTTGTTCTATCGTGTGTTAAATTATAACCAACAAAACCACATTCACTGTAATAACTTGGTCTATCAATAAATGATATTGCACAATCTTTAGGTAAAAATTTTTGTTCAACTTCTTCTTTTGTAATAGGTTTTAAAAAGAAAGTATCTGCATCTATCCAAAATACATAATCATAAATACAATTAAATAGCATAAAGTGTGTTTTAGCAAATATCTTATAACTAAAACGAATAGCATCCATTTTATAATCAGTTGTTGGCATAATATTTTTATCATACTGACTATCTATATTTCTGGTTAAATTTCTCTGAATAAAGGAATTTAATTCTGGATTTGTATCGTGTATATCTCTATACTTTATGTTATCTCTCATAGGGTCAATTTCTGGAATCCAACCCTCGTGGTAAATATAACAATCAAAAGGCCAGTTATATGTACTCAAAAATCTATGAGCATAATATCTGTAAAGTTTTTCGTTAAATGTTGTGACTAATGCTATTTTCATATCCACATTTTGCAATATAATAACTATCAATAATATCTGTCACAGGATTATTTAATTTTTCCATATCAAAAATTTTTTTCAAATTTACTTTCGTTTCATTCGTAAACGCTTCATACATTTTTTCTTTATCCGCATTACCTTTGCCACTAGCAAACTTTTTAACGACACTAGGCACGATTGTATCATACTTAAATTGTTTTTCAAAGTCAAACCTATATTTAAGGATTCCACAGTTTTCCGCAATTTGAAAAATAGCTTGTCCTTTTGAGCCAAACGAATAGCCTTCAATAAAGATTGTTTTTTCAGAACTCGTCTTCTCCAAGCAATGTAAGATAAAGTCCGAGAGGTTTTTAAATCTTTCAATCGGAGTTTTGTATTCTTTGTGTTCATAGCCTGTTATGTTTTTTGACATACTCCCTAAATGCTTTTTCTTACTTGTTAAATAATAAAATTGACATTTATTAAAATCAAAACTAGTATCTACCATACAAATGGCTGGACTGTTTAAACTATAATCAATTCCAACTATCGTCTTCGTTAATCCAAGTGACTTCTTCATCTTCTAATTCCTCAACTTCGTGTCCACAGAATGGACAAGTTAAAGGTTCTAAATCCTGAACCTCTATATCCCATTCTACAATATATTTAGTTTCGCAACTAGAACAAGTTTTTTGTCTTTTTTCCATTTTTACAGTTTAAATTTTTTAAATTGATCCTTCTTAACATCTTGTTTAATACCACCAATTACATAACTTTCTATTTCAGTTTCTTGTGGTGCGTTTTGTGTACTTTTACTATTTAACCAATGATCTACCCAAGGTAATGGATTTGTTTTTTGGTCATAACTTGGTTTTAATCCAATCGCTTTCATTCTTCTGTTTGCCATATATTCAACAAACTGATGTAATAATTTTTCTGATAAACCGATCATAGAACCTTGAGAGAATAAGTAAGTCGCCCATCTCTTTTCTTGTCCTACAGCTTCATCATACATTTTGTAAACTTCTTGTTCTGTATCTTTAATTACTTTGTCCATTATTTTATCTTTTTCTATATCTCTATAATTGTTTATTATTCTTTGAGATACTGCTAAATGTTGACTTTCATCTCTAGCAATAAAAGATATAATCTTTGCTGAACCTTCTAATAGTTTTAATTCACCAAACGCAAATGAACAAGCAAACGATACATAAAATCTTAATCCTTCAAGTATGTTTACTGTTATTAAAGCTTTCCATAATCTTTTCTTTAATTCATATTCATCTACTTTTGATTTATCTAATTGATACTTATAACCCATTTCAATTAAATCATCATAACATTGTGTCACCGATTGAGCTCTCTTTTCAATCTTTTCATCTTTAATAATTGTATCAAATATATCTGCTGGATCTGAATATAAATTTTTAATAATGTATGTATAACTTCTACTATGAATTGTTTCCATAAAATCCCAAGTCACAATACAACCTTCTAATTCTGGTAATGAACAAAAAGGTAAAAATGCTAAACAAGGACCTCTACCTTGTACACTATCTAACATTGTTTGATATTTTAGATTAGATGTAAAGATATTCTTTTGTTCAGGTCTTAAATCTTGGTAATCATTTCTATCTTTTTGTAAAGATACTTCTTCTGGTCTCCAAAAATAACCTAATTGTTGTTGTGTTAACTTGTCAAAGATTGGATACTTCATTGTATCATATCTTTGTATAGCCAAGTCTTCGCCAAAAAACATTGGTTGTTTTAGAAAACTTACATCTTTACTTTTATTAAAAACTGATCTAGCCATTATACTATATATTCTTTATTTAATTTTATAGGTTTTAATCCTGTTTCTCTATTTAAAAATTTATAATCCATTTTTACTATTTCAAAATCTTTTTTTAACTTATCTGCTATTAGATAAGGGTTAAATTCAGCACAACTATAAACATCTAACTGCATCATTGCAGGAACAGGCTCGTCCCATACGTGCATTGCAATGTGACTTGTTTCTATAACTGCGACACCTGTAATTCCTCTATTACCTGGTGTTTCACTATACGCCACATATGGCCCCAACATTATTTTCATATGAATTGAGGCGATAAAGTCTTTAAACCATTCTGTTAACGTTTCCACATTTTTTGGTGGATTGTTAACTTCAGCACGAATGATCAAGTGCTTGTGTATTAGTAAGCTATTTTTCATCTTTTACTCCGTAGAAAAACTCTGTTTCATCTCCAAAGGTTTGTTTTACCTTATCTTCTACGGAATATTCGATAGAAGAAACTTTAAAGTCTGGAAACTTTAAAGTCTTTGGTGTATATGATTTATCCAAAATCAATACTCTATTATTTGGTTGAGCCGCAAAATAACCGTTATTCAATTTTAAAATGTTAAACGATTTATGTTGCGTTGGCACTTCACTAAAAGTAGTATTTAGTCTATTTGAATCTGGATTGCAACTATCAATCGTAAACAAATATATACCCTCGTGCCATTTTCTACTAGGAGCAAAATACTTCGCTCTTTGTCCTTTTAATAATCTTTTTTCTATAACTGTTATATCATAACTAAAACAGTCCCATAATTCTAATTCTTCTAAAGATAAATCACCTTCAAAGTCTTTCTTCCACACAAACGCTGACAATGGTAATTTGTCATATACTGCGCCATATTCTGGTAGATATGTTTCAAAATACAACGCTCTACCTTGTATAGACTTTACTGTGACCCATACACCTTCAACAAGTTCACCGTGACCTCTTTCGTGGTCGTGTAAAAATTCTTTTTTTACATAAACCTCTATGTGAGGTAAGTTAGCACATAAAAACATTATATAGTACAAGAATCACAATTTTCTGGATCCTCGTCTTCTTCTGGTTTGTCCTCGGGCACATTATCATTGAAACCTACTGGATGCGCAGGTTCGTCAATATCTTTTTTAGCATCATATGTGTTTTGATAATATGAAGTCTTCCAAC